AAACCGAGGTTTGTGCGAGCGTCAGCGGCATTCGTTGCCCCGGTCCCGCCGTCCGAAACTCCAACCGCCCCATTGCTCCCTTTCTGGACCAGTTTGCCGATCGCCGGAATGGTTACACGAGCGCCGTTGATGGTGACGGTGATGTTCTGGTTTGCTGAGGTAGTGGCGAACGTCTCCCACGCGCCAATGTTCTCGTCATACTCGTTGATGAGCTGAGACATGCTTTGCGCCAGGCCGTCGACCGAAAGACTATCAGTAACAAGAATGCCGTACTTCTGGCCGCTCAACGCCGGAGACGCGGCAGGCGTAACCGTCAGTGACGTCGCACTGTTGATGGCCGTGATCTGAAACATCTGTACCGGGTTAGAAAGAACAAATAACGTCTGGCCAACCCGAATCTGGCTGGCCGGTGCCGTCCAGTTCGTGCCGGTGCCGGTTGCGGTGTTTCCGTTAATGGCGATGGTGCCAGTGTTATAAAGCATATTTTCTCCAGGCAATAAAAAACCCCGTCGGAGCGGGGTTTGTTTTGAGACAGAATGAGTTATTGGCAGGTGGTGCTGGTGAATGTGTTGGCGCTCACCCAGGTCCAGTTAAAGGGATAACCGGCGCGGTACTGTGTCTGATTGTTTTGTTTACGGACTCCGTAGATCTGGACGCTGCTTTCCTGTCCGCCGACCAGGGCTGTTCCGGTGCATACGGGTTGCTGCTTCTCAATAACGCCAGCGCAACCGGAGAGCAATACCGCTACCGCCAGGCAAAGAATCATATTTTTCATAGGGTTTATATCCCAGGGCATTCATGAAGCTACACAATAACAATATGAATCAACGGGATATAATTGATTTGGTAGATCAATTATTCGAAATTGATCGTTCAAAACGATCAATCATAATTGGCGCAGTTAATGGCCATAATCACGTTCCTCAGATTCGAATACGTAACGTTCTGAAGGTTGCCGCCGGGGGTTGTCTGCGGCCTGGCGAATATCCGCGTATTGCTTCCCTCAAGTTTTGCCATGCTCTTGTATATGGCCGAGTATGGCTGCGGCTGACCGCCAGCCGATATAACCCCGGTAATTAGCCCCAGCATGGCAGGCATACAGGCCCACTTCCCCGCCAGAGTTGTATTGATGTTGTATCCTGAGCTGGCATCCACCCCGGCGGTACCGAGGGTGACAACATCGCTCAGCGTGCGCGTTTCGTTTGTTAAAATCAGCGTCCCTGATGCATCCCACACAGCCAGCCCGTAGTCTGGCTTTGTCTGCGGGAAAATAGAGAAAAAATAAACGTACGCTGTGCCGGTTGCATTCGGTCTGAGAAAATCAATCGTGATGGTGTTCCCGCTTATCGTTTGAGTGATTTCGACCTCTACCGTGCAATGAACGAAGGCGACAACAGGCTGACCTGCGGGGAATGTGTGCGTCACTTTGGTATTAAACCCCGATGTTCCCTGAAGTGCCGCTGTCTTTCGCGCCTGAAGAGCGATTGGCGAGCTGTTAGCGGTCACCCATACTTCCCCGCTCGTGGTCGTCAGTAAAACGCCATACTCCGCCATTTATGCCCTCTCGATCTGGAAAATGAGATAAGCCGCTGCCGCAGGCTCAGTCCCTGCTGAGTAGTCGGTATCGCCTACTGCTGACACTGTTGCTGTTCCCCCCGAAATGGTGATCTTCCTCCGACTCGTACCAAACTGATCGCCGTTCATGACCTGAAAACAGGTTAGCCTGCAACCCGGTGGAAGCGCTACGGAGTAAGAGCCTGTTTTCTGGTTCTGGGCCAGCTGGAGATAGCCACAAACGCTGACAGGCTTAACGCCATAGTTATTTACATTGCCTGAGGCGTCCCATGTCTGAACACCATATTCCGCCATCCAGTCCTCCTGAAAAAAAAGAGGCCCCGTAAGAGGCCTCCCGTTACCATGTTCCCGTGATTCTCCCGATCTGCACCCTCAACACATTCCTGGAGTCCCGCACGCTGATTGTCTGGTTTGTCTGTTTCATGGCCCCCTCACCAGCTGTCGAACCATAGTTCTCAAACGTACCGCCCTTATCCAGCCTCCACCCGACTGAGCCAGCCACATAGTTATTGGACTGGATGTAGTTGCCGATTTTGGTGTTACTGATGGTGCCATCACCTATCAGCGCGTCTCTGATGAACACCTGCCCGTTCTGAATAACGAACGGAAGCGTAACGGTCGCTCCGGCCTGGTGAGTAACGGCGAAGCGGTCAGCCAGGAAGATAACCTGCGACTGCATGCCGGACGGCGTATTCTCCACGCCTATCCCCATCCCTGCGGCGTAATACTGACCGTTGCTGGATAACCCGACCTTGATGCTGTACATCGCCTTCAGGTCCCCGTTAACGTTCGCGATGGCCTGAGCGTTAGTGGTAATGGCTGACGTATGCCCGTTGATGGTCGCCGTGATGCTGTTTACCTGCGTGGCCATAGCCTGCTGGTAATCCGAGAACGTCTGGTTAAGGCTGTTGATGGATGCCTTGTTGCCGTTCACGTCAGTCTGCAAACTCAGCAGCGAACGCGCCGTTGCCTCCTTCTCGTTGACGATCACCTCATCAATGCGGTCCAGCTGAGCGCTGTTACCGGCGACGGATGCAGACAGCGTTTTGCGCGCGGCCACCTGAGCCAGATTGCCCTGAATAATCGCGATGGCGGAGTTCTTCACACCTCCCGCCATGCCGTCCATAGACACGCTGATGTTATCGATTCGCTGACCCAGTGCGGTATCGGCCGTCGCTACTGTCTGCTCAAGCTCGTTCAGAGAAGAAGACACATCTCCGACCTTGCTCGACAGGTTTGTAACGCTGGTCTGAACCTTCCCGATATCCTGGGCATTTTGGGCAATTTTCTGCGCCTGTTGCTCCAGTTCGTCGTTGGCCTGTTTGATGTCGTCAGCCATGCCAGCAATTTTTTCATTACTGTCCACCGCGTTCTCGATCAGGTCTTTGAACGTATCGGAGCCTTTCATGTCCTCCAGGATTGCATCGGTGATGTCGGATACATCGATGCTGGCCTGCCCGCGCACAAAGTCTGTATACCCTGATTCGTTTCCGCTGCGGTCCACCAGCTGCGCGCGGTACCAGAAAATTTGCCCTGCCTTTAGGCCCATCTGCTGATACTTGCGCTGCGGAAAGGGTACGTCTGCCAGCAGCATCACATCGTCTTCCGTCCCGGTCAGGCTGTACTGAATTTCCGTCTTCAGCGTGTCGTCGGTATTCCCGGGGAATCCCCAGCTCAGCTCAATACCGAAAACCACGTTTTCAGAAGCGATGAAGCCGACCGGCTTCGGTGGATTGCCCACTTTCCCCGTCAGCGTTTTCTCTTCTGAATAACCCCATCCGGACGAGATTTCTGCGGCATTGATTGCGCGTACGCGCACCAGGTAGCGCCCTGCATAAATCCCGGGGACGTCGAATGACGTGGTGGAGCTGCGCGGCACGTTAACCCAGTTCCCGTCGTTGCGGCGCCATTGCGCTTCATAGGCGATAGCGTTCTGCGCCTGGTCCCAGCTCACGCGCATCGTTTCGACGCTGATATTTTGCTGTACCACAGAAAACGAGCTGATCACGATGTTCGCAGGCGGCGACTGGTTGCCCGGCGGGATCACGCTCACCGGCCGCTGGTCAATGATGGCTCCGGTATCGATTCGGGCATATTTATCCGGATCGTGCCATGCACCGGTAATGGTGAAAGTGCCATCATCGTTATCAGCGACACTCACAACACGATACTGCTGCGCATAGAGTTCGTTTGACTCAACCACCCAGACAGCTTCGGCCTGAGGCGTCTCACTGTACGCGGTGGTGACTGTGACCGATTCCCCGTTAACCGCCTGAATGGTCCTGCTCTGTGACGCTCCGGAGGGAAGGTTGAGGATAAGGCGATCACCTGCTGCCGCATCAGCTACACGGTCAAGTTTGATAACGCGACCATTAACGGCGCTGATGCGGCCGCCCATAACCTTTCCGGAAAGCAGCTCGTCTGCCACAGCGATGATATAGCCAGGCTGCGGTATGTTTCCGTCCAGCCCGACATCGAACGAAACAACGCGATCCTTGTTGTTGGTGAGAATACCCCAGAGCCCCTTTCGGTTCGCTTCTGACTGTCTGGTACAGCCGATGGCTGTCATTTCCAGCTGATTGAAGCCATACCGCGCTACCAGCGCCTGCTCGAATACGGGTTCCATCGCGTCAGCGTAGGCGTTACCGGGATCGGACCATGAAACCAGCGCTGTAGTGTAGCGGGTTTTCGTGGTGCTGCTTGAATAGGTGAAGCGACCGCCAACAACGTTAGCGCGCGTATAGCTGTAATCCACATCACGGGGCATATCGGCCAGAGCAACGATCTGATCGCCACCCCAGTACGTCATGCCACGGAATATGGCCGCAAAATCACGCAGGACTGTATAAGCGTCGTTTCGGTCCTGGATGTACACGTTGCAGGTATAGCGTGGTTCTGTTCCATCGCCACCCTTACCGTCCGGCACCATCTGATCGCAATACTGGGCGACCTGATAAAGCGTCCATTTATCGATGTTAGCAGCAGTCAAACGGTGACCGAGGCCGAACCGGTCAGAAACAACCAGATCGTAAAATATCCACGCAGGGTTATCCGTCCATGCCCACTTAAACGCCCCGGTCCATGTCCCGCTGTAAGAGCGGGTTTCCGGGTCGTAAGTATCAGGAACCCGAATAACGCGGCCACGAGGCTCACAGGAGATCTGAGGTATAGAACCATTAAACTGGCTGGAGTCGAATTCAATGTACAGCAGCGCGGTGTTCGGATATCGCAATTTCGCATCAATCACCTCAGTGAAGCTCTGTAGCGTCATCGTGTCGCCGATTTTCGCGCTGTTGGCGTCAGCGGTAATTTTGCGTAGTCTGATTGTCCAGGTGCTGCCCGCCTGAGGTAAATCAATACGGTGGCTACGCTCATAACCTGAGGTCGTTTTCCCGGTCACACTGGTATTGAGGACTGTCTGCCATGTCCCGCCGTCCGTCTGCAAGTCAATCGCATAATTAACCGAGTAACCAACCAGATCGCCATCGTCCTCCTGCTTGAAAAGCGAAGGCCATTTCAGGCGTAAACGAACCGCCGAAAGCTGTGTATTGGTGAAGGTTCGTGTCCACGCTGTAGCGCTCGTTACCTCGGTTCCCACGCTGATTTCGTTTTCGGTACCGGGAATGCCCTGAATGTACTTCTGGGCCTGTGTACCCGCGCGAAATTCCCACGTAACGCCGCTGAAGTTTTGGGAGCCGTCGGCGTTCTCCAGCGCCGTTCCGTCCAAGTAGATATCCTTCCCGGTGAGCTGTCCAGCAAACTCCCCTTCCCCAAGCGCAATGAGGATCTTTGCCTTCGCTACAGATTGCAGATCATCAGGCTGTTCGGTAGGAGTTCGGGAACTGGAGCTCCCCCCTTTTCGTCCGGTAATTTTATTCGCCATATCGCGCCCATAAAAAAAGCCACCCGAAGGTGGCTTGTAAAAAGGTTTGTTATCTACTGCTGATCCTCGACATAAATCCCGGCGGAAATAATTGCCCCGCCGATTCGCCGGCGGCCGTAAAGGAGCGGAACCGGGTAACCCTGTGCGGCGGTATTTGTCACCCCGCCAAACGCATACGATGCACGGTTATCTGCGCTTTGTTTACTGGCTATGCCTGATGGCTGCGGTGAAAGCAGCTGAATAACCCCACCGAGGACCAACGAGGCACCAGTGGCAGCAGCAAACCCCGTCAAGCCACCAGCAGCGAAAGCAGCGCCAACACCACCAGAAACAAAGACAGCCGCGGCTATTAAAACTGCTCCTAATATGGTCTGAAAAAGACCAGCTCGCTTACTACCGATAACAACTGGCATGATCCTTACTACGTCGCCTTCACACGGAAAACCCATCTCATCGGCGGCAATATTCCTTTTTCCTTTAAATACTGCGAAAGTTAATCCACGACGCTTACTGCTGATCATGAAGCTTTCGAAACCGGGTAATGTTTTACTTAAAGCAATAGCTGCTTCACCAGTACGGGATATCAGTCGCTTATGTGTTTTACCGAAGGTCTTTCCTAATACTCCGCCGAGCTGAATTGTTGTCATTACTTCTTTCATATTCTCACCATAAAAAAACCCGCCGAAGCGGGTTAAGTATTGGTTAGATACAGTGTTCTATTACTTTTATCCGGCTGTTGATTCGATAAGCAAAAAGGCCGCCTTGATGTCGAAATTCTATCTTGGTAATTCCACCTTCAGATATTAAATCAACCATCTCAAGTTGAGATTGTGTAAAAACAGTTTTGCCACCGTCATAAGGCTGAATAAAAACGCTTCCGTATTTTTGGCTTTCTTTTTGCCAGCCAACAAGTATACATTCAGATACCGCATCAATTTTTTTCCTTGATTGAAAAGTATTTGACGCTGGCTCATTCCGAAGATCCTGCATGCTCGAACATCCAGCCATGACTAACAAAGAAAGTGCCAAAAATGCTTTTTTCATATCCCTATCCCCTTTGGTTTTACAAAAGGTTAGCACAGAGATTTGTAACGTAGAATCTTCATCGTTCGTTCCTGCCAGTAACCGCCATATGGTACTCGCTGACTCAGGTGACCGTACAGGTGGTGCAGCAGCATATTGCCCTCCAGCAGTATACCCGCGTGGTTCCACTTATCAGCCTGAACCTGCATGATCACCATATCGCCAGGTTTCGGCGGCCCGTCGAATTCACGGAATCCGCACTCGTACCAGCAATCCTGATAGAAGTTGTCCGGATAGTCTTTTTCCCACCAGGGATAATCAACCCGGTAATCGTGGAGTTCGATACCATGAGTTTGCCGGAAATAGCTCATTACCAGCCCCCAGCAGTCAAAGTGACCAAGCACAAAAGGACGCTCCAGCAACGGCAGCTCTCCGCGCGGCTGGATGGTGCGTAAATCCCCCTCGGGCCAGCTCACGATATGCCAGGGTAAAAGCGTTGCGTCGCATTGCGCTTTATCCAGTTCGCTCGGCTGTGTAGTGGCGTCAGGGTGGCTGTGAACGATAGCGATCACCGTACCCCAGTCCTCAGCAGCTGCGTAATCTTCCGGGCAGAGGATAAAATTTTCCTCTGGCGCCGCCGCAAGATTCCGGCACGGGAAATAACGTTCAACACGACTTTTTTGCGCCACCACACCACAGCACTCACGAGGATATTCAGCGGCGGCATGCGCCATAATCGCATCAATGGTTTTCTGACGCATATCAGCTCCTGATCAGCGACGTACCCGGGAACCCACCAAACGAGAGTTCGTTGCTATCACCGAACCGAAGTTTGCAGGCCGTCAGCGTGCCGTTGCATTCATCCAGTGACGGATCGCTTACCGGGTTGTTGTTTTTGTCGAAATAGCGCGTACCGGCATAGTCGCAGCCGTCGCCGGTGCGGTACTTATTACGAATGCACCATGTGCACAGGGAATGAAGCTGCCGCGTGGGGATCATTTGTCCCTGAAGATCCATAGGGCTGGACAGTACAAACTCGATGGTTTCGCCAGCAAGCTCGGTCGTTTTCCCGTCGATATACCAGACCTGAAGTTTCTCCTGTGTCGGATCTGCTGTAGGGTTATCGCCTGCGAAGTTTTTCGCATCGAGATATTTTGCCTTTGTGTCGTGAATAGTGACCTTAGCCTGTAGCAAATCGTCATACGCAAGACACAGAGCAGAAATAGAGCTTTCGATGTTCGCGACCGTCAGTGATGGCGTCGCATTGCTGCCACTGGTCGATTTCTCCAGCCCTTCCAGCTGATACGGCCAGGCGGAATATTCATTACCCTGCCACCAGATTGGTTTCGCAGAGAGCTTGGACTCATCCCCCCCAGCGGCGACTATTTCTGCTTCGGTGTGGGGAATGTTGTAATTGTGAAACCGGAGAACGTCCGCCAGTCCAAAAGTAGAACCGTCCACCTCAATCAGACGAACGTCGTTTCCTGATTCCAGCTTCTGATAGTCTGCGTTTAAGCTCATGATTTAAATGCCTGGATGAATGTTGCTTCAAGATTAAATTTCCCTGCGCCGAGCCCGGTGGGTTTATATGTTTCGCAACGATACAAACCCAAAGGTTCGAGCGGTGGCTTCCACTGAAAGGCTTTCGTCCCTTCATGCCTGTCGAGAAAAGATTTAATGGCGGAAATGTAGGTTTCGTTGCCAGTAAAGTTGAGCGTCCACTGCTGGGTTCTGGTATTCAATCCATCCCCTGAAACCTGCTCATATCCATCACCAAACTGTGCTTTCCTGACGCGGAAATTTATATCTGCCTCAGCGTTAATTCGTGGGCACCAGGTAAAAGTTTCGATAGCCATTTTTATCGGGTTCCTTTCATTGCGTTCCAGATGTCACCGCCAGGGCGAATATCTCGCATGATGTTCTGCTTATATCGCTGATCAACATATTTACCGACATCAGCACCAAATTGCTCAAGGCCGGGTGAAGTCTGCGTGGAGGTATTTCCGTTGCCATCGATGGTGATATAAACCTGTGGCGCCGAAGATACAGACTGACCACCACCAGCGCCGACCGCACGAACACCGAGTGAACCATCCGGTGCACGGGTCAGCGGCATGATTGCCTCCGGCCCAGCCTCGCCCATGATTCCGGCCCCGCCTTTCGCGAAAGCGAACATGGTGGGGTTTCTGACGATCCCATTACTGAAAGCGCTCAGAGATGGAGAGTCATAAACGCCGCCTTTAGCGTTAAACTGAAAACTCGAACCGTAACTGGAAACCGCAGTATCGGTGCTGGCTGATGCTCCCGCACCGCCCCCGAAGAAGCTGCCTACGCTGCCGATGAGTGAGCCAAAAATGCCAGAACCGGAAGACCCACCCCCCATCGCGCTGACCACTGCCATTTGCAGAGCGACTTTTTCGATAATCTGTAAAACAGAGATACCCCAGGATTTCCAGCTGACCTTATTGCCTTCCAGCATTGAGGTGACATTACTAAACGCGCTGTCGAGTGTGGTTTTCACTCCATCAGAAACCGTGCCAGAAACATTGCTGATTTCATCGAACCAGTTGGCATAGCCGCGCGATACTCCGGCCATCCAGTCCGCTTCAGCTGCTGCTATAGCCTTGTATTTCTTGTCCAGGTCATCGAGGGCAGCCGCGCGTTGTGCGATGGCCTCGGTGCCGCCGTCCGTTTTAGCAAAAACACGCTCGATCTGTTGCGTCTCGTCGAACCGGCTGCGCTGGCGATCACTCATGCCTGCGGTTTCGGTTGTCAGTGTCGCCTCATCCCTGAACTTTTGGGCCGCTTCAGTCAAATCCTTCAGAGCATCGGCTTGTTCGCGCTGCTTACGTACGTTTTCATCGGCTTTTTGCGTCCATTTTGCCAGTTCTGCTGATGATGACTGGATAGCTTTGCGCTGCTCGTCGGTCCATTTAGTGCCTGCCTGATGCGATGCTGCGTATAGCTCAGACGCTTTTTCTCCTTCCGTTGCCCTGACGCGTTGCACATCGATAGCCACGCTCAGATCGGCCATTTTGCGGGCATATTGCTCAGCGGTGCTGGCTGCTGCGCGCTCGGCTTTACTCTGAGCACTTGAGGCGGCAGTAGAGGTTTTTTTTGCCTCGGCTGCTGCTGCATCCTTTTTGGCGGCCTGATCCTTGTTGTAGATGTACTGGGTATAAAGTGCTCCAGTCAGCTTCAGATCTTCCGCTTCATAAACGTGCTGCTGATGAAGTTTCTCTAATCCATTTAAGCTGGCCAGCTCATTATCGCGGCGTGAACGTTCCAGTGCTGTTTGCTGCTGAGGCGTTGCATTAGCCAGTGAGACCATAGGACCCGCATATTGCGGAGGCTTGGCGCCAGCGGTTGCTGACATTGAGCGGTTTAGCAGGTCATAGGCACCTTTCAGGATTGAGACGGCGCCAGCCTGTTCGATAGCCTTTTGCGTTGCCAGGTCGCTGGCATCGTTCACCAGCTTCTGCGTTTGCTCGACTTTTGAAGCGGCCTGTTCCCGCTGATACTCCAGCTGATTCAGCTTATCGGTAAGTTCAATGTTTTTGGCCGTGATGTCGGCCTGGTCCATGAAGGTATTAATCAAGGTCAGCGTCGGATGGCGGTTATAATCCTGCTGGATTTGATCAACCGCCTTGAGGCTGTCTTTCACCTTCGCGATCTGAGAGTCGAGGTCGGCCAGGTCCTGCTTTTGTGCCTGTAAAGAGGTCCGCGCATCTGCGGCGGTCGACCGAAGGCCGAGCACAGACATCTGCCGGAGTTTGGCGTTGATCTCGTCAAGGTTGTTGGCAAAGCCGACAGCCTCACGGTGTACCTGCTGGGTATGCTGATACAGGCCATACATCGCAGCACCGGCACCGATAATAACGCCTGGCCAGCCACCGAGAATGCCCAACACTCCGCTACCCAGCCGTGACATTACCGAGGCTGTATTGGTGAGGTTGTTAACGGCAGAAGCCCTTCCAGCAAGCGCTGTGTTCAGGGATGCCTGAGCTGCGGCAAGATTACGTTCGGCAACAATCTGAGCCTCAATACTTGTCGCCGCTGCGCGCGCCTGTTGAGCGCGGTAAACCGCCTGGCGTCCAGCAGCAACGCTAACCTGAGCGCCACGGACCTGAGCCTGAGCCAGCGCTACCTCGGCGGCCGTATTAGCGAGCACTGCACGGGTTGACTGGCCGACGCTGCCGACCATATTGCCAAAATAGCGAGCAAGACCCACGCCAACGAGAATGCCTGCCGTGTTTGCCACATCATCAATGTTATTCGCCAGACCATCCAGCACGCCGGATAGCGTGGAGGATGCGCCGACGGCATCGTTCGCCCCGCCAACCCAGGCGAGAAAAGCATTTTGCACTTTCTGTGCAGAACCGCTGATTGACGCCGGAAGAGTGTCAAACTCTTTACGCAGGGTCTCAACGTTTGTCAGCAGCGGGACGATCTTGTTGGTCGTCAGCTCGCCGTTGTTGGCCATATTTCGCAGGCCACCAACAGTGGTACCCAGACCATCAGCCAGCAGTTTCGCCAGGCGGCCACCGTTCTCCATGATGGAGTTAAATTCTTCGCCTCGCAAAACGCCTGAGCCAAGCGCCTGGCTAAGCTGGGTGATAACAGAGCTTGCCTCTTCGGTACTGGCGCCAGACAGCTTCAGCGAGGTTGTTACGGTTTCCGTAACTTTTGCGACGTCTGCGGAGGCATAACCGGCATCACGCAGGGACTGAGCAATTCGGCTGTAAAGGTTGCTGTTTGCCTCGAGGGATGTTCCTGTGCGCTGGCTGATCTCCATCAGCACGCGCTGAGATTCCACGTAATCCTCGCTTGAGGAGGCAGCCAGGCGTAGACGCCCATTCAACTGGTTCCAGGTATCAGCAAACGCGATGAGCTGATGCGTGGCAAATGCCCCAGCCCATGCCCCGGCAAGCTCAGTCGCAGAAGAGCGCACGCTAGCAAGCTGAGAATTCAGTTCAGCCAAAGACCGCTGAGTTTCACGCGTGGCCGCTGCTGCTTTTTTCCCGCCCTGTTCCATAGTGCGGTAGTAATCCGTCCCCATACGGGACGCTCTGGCGATCTCAGACTGAAAAGAAGACGAGTTCGCAGAAATTTTGATGATTAGCTCGCGCAGCGTTGCCATATTTCACCCATAAAAAAGCCCGCAGCCGCGGGCGTCAAAGACTGGATATCCATTCTTCAAGTTCAGAGACTTCAGAGCCTTCTTCCTGCTCACCCCATTTCAGCATCACGTCAGGTATGGTGAATTTCCCGCCCTGAGAGTTCAGCATTGCAACGGAGATCTGCGCCGCCTGTGCATCGGAACGCCAGTCCCCAACAGGACTTATGCGGTCAAACTCGATCCACATTTTGAGCTCGCTGGCGGTTATGGTCTGGCGCAGCTCGTGCAGAGTGCGCCCCATCCGTAGCGCCAGTGACATCAGGAAGAAGGTCAGCGGCTGCTTTACGGCTTTCCCGCTTCTTCCTGACTCATTCCGAGGCCAAGAGCCTGAGCCAGCAGGCGCGCATGCACAGGACCATAAATTTTGGATACCAGCTCCTGATCCTCGTCACTGAATACGCGCTCGCCGTTTTCATCCAGCAGTACGTCAATAAACAGAACCACATCCGCCTCTTTGTTACGCAGGAACTTCTCCGCCTCCGTCAGCGTCGGGGCCTCTTCGCCTTCGGCGAGCTGAGGATTTACGATTTCCCGGAATTTCACCCAGGCATCGCCGGACGGTTCGCGCAGCGTTACCTTTTCGCCATCCCACTCAGGGACCGTAATACCGTCTTTTGTGCGATAGGCTTTTGATGCAGTAAGCGCCACGTCGCGTAGTGAATTCTGTGATGTTTTTTGCGCCATTTCATTTTTCTCTTGTTACATGGTCGAAGGGATAAAAAAAGCGGCCGAAGCCGCTCAGGAACCAGACGCGTAAATGCGTTTAGGTTTGCCGCGTACACGCAGAGAATAAGTCGCGCCAACAACGGATGAGGTTGCAGCAGACCATGAGCTCTGACGAACCTCCACAAGCACGTAGAAACCATTACCAGACGGGAATACCACGCGCAGCGCACGCAGTTCGTCATTTTCGTAAGCGGTCTGGAGTGCCTCCTGTGCTGCTTCATCGCCAACCCAGTTACGGCTAATGCTCATTTCAGCAGGTGCGGCGAGGCCGTTCGTTTGCTCCTGTTCAGTTGAGCATAGCGTGGTTACGTCAATATCCCCTTTTTGACCGCCAGTGAAGGTGATCTCCTTTGTTGCACAGGCCGCTTCCAGCCAGGTAACACCAGCCCCCGGGAAACCTGAGGCATTAAAATCCTCGGCGGTTACGGGTGCGTCGGAGACGGCAAAGGTCATCCCCTTTGTAACTTCATACTTACTGGTCATGATTTCTCCAGATAAAAAAAAGACCGCCGGAGCGGTCTGTGATGGTGAATGAACTTAAACGGTCACCTGAAATTCAAGCGTGGCCCGGTGATAATGCAGATCAGGTTCATAACCAGGCGTTTTGACAATGTTCTCAGGCTTCAATGTTTGCAGGGCTTCCAGCGCCATATTCCTGATCGTACGCGCTTCAGTGATAGTGCCGGAGTAAACATCGACTTGCACCGAAACGGCTGATTCCGCCTGGCCGCAGAGAACGTCGGCGGCCGTGTCGGTAATAATCGAGAAAATTACCCAGGGCGGCGAGACTGAAGGCTTCCCGTCACTGCCGAGCGGCGCAACGTAGGGATAAACCTGCCCTCCGGCCAGCGGTGCCAGCAGAGGATAGAGATCGTCTTCCGTCATTTGCTTAACGCCTCGTCAATGGCCTGGTTCATGCGCCTGATCGCGACCTCTGTCGCCTGCTCCTGGCGGACGTCAAACGCGGGACGAATGAAAGGATGTGGCGGCATGTTGGCAGTTCCCATTTCAACGAATCGCCAGTAAAAGGCGTTTCTCGGGTTATTCGCCTTCATCGTGTTATCGCTGTTGCCGGTGCGCGGGTTAACGCCACGAATATGGACGCCGGAGGAAATCTCCCCGCGGCGGCGGCTTTTTTGGGTCACCACCACCACGTTTTTTTTCAGTTTCCCGGTGCGCACTGGTGCGCGCGCGATTACTTCTTCCTTAAGCACTTCGGCACCGACGCGCGTGGCATCACGCAGGACCTTGTTGTTTTCAGCGCGGCTAAGCGCCTCCAGGTCCTTTGCGATACCATTTAACCCAGAAAAATCAATGCTTGTCTCTATCATTTTTCAATCCCCAACTTGCACAATATCTCCAAGCGTTCGCCCTTTTCATCAGGGACAGGAGGAGCTATTACGTTGAGCGTTTTGCCTCTGTATGGTCCACTTTGAACCTTCAGCCTAGATGCCGCGGTTATTGTTTCTCCCGATTTCCCCCGAACCCATACCCTGACGTCAGCCTGAGCAATTTCGGCACCGGCAGCCATTAATTCTCTTCCGCTCCGGCCCCTTATATCTGCGCGGATGGTTTCACCATCTTCCCATGTTTGAACTGGCTGGCCTGAATCGTCACGTATATGTACGGGGTTTTGTATCACAACAATTTGTATGAGCTTACCAGCGGATATAGCCATGAATTCCCTCAAATAATTGTAGGAAGTCGGAGGTCATGAATTAAAAACGACACAGAAAAAGGAAGCTCTCCATGAATTAAATCTTCTTTATCAGCTAGATCAGGGTTTCGGTACAGCATGCCCACCAGACGCATCGTGGCGGCCTTCATCCGACTTAGCGCTTCGCCTTCTATTAACCTGCCTTTCTCATCAACGATCTTGTCCCGGCTTCCCTGGATAAAAGCCAGCAACACCGAACTTGCTTCCTGTATTTTTTCCTTAAGTGGGCCGTCGTCAGCATCATGATCAATGTGCAGGTGCTCCTTAATCTCAGCCAGTGTCACAAGTTCAATCACGTTTTATCCCTCCCGTCGCGGCCACGCTTGGCAGCCAGGGTCCAGCCTTTCGAACCTGCCTCACCCGGCTTGTCCTGGGTCTGCTCGTCGCAGTGCCAGAGCGAACCGCCCCATGTAACTGTGTCGCCAGGCAGATATTCCTGACCGGATTTGAATACGCCCTGATAAATCATCACAGGCACGTCAAAGGATTTGGTTTCGCTGGCGCCACTGGTGCGGTTAACCGTCAGGGTGAAGCAACGCAGCTCAGATTGCTGAATATCAATACCCGCCACACCATCAACAAGACATTCCCAGCCACGCATACCATGGGTTTTCTCGTAAGCGCGCCACAGGCCGCCGTTATGCGTGGCATAGCTGCCACGTGGGTAGCTTTTCCCTTCATCAATGAAAGGTAGAATCTCCAGCGACAGGGCGTCCCGGCCATTTTCTCCATCTTTACCCGGCTCTGCTGCGGGCAGAGCTGCAATCGCCTCATTAACCAACGATTTCACATCTGGCAGCTCCGGCATGGATGCGGAAACCAGCTCCTGAATCATCGGCTGGACGTCTTCAGTCGTGACACTTTTACCGTCCTGCGGTACCGGGATAGCGGCTACCGCCTCACTGACAGCTTCTTCAACTGCCTGTTTAAGCATGGCGGAATCAAAGTCTTTACCGTCCTTTGGTACAGGTATCTCTGCCACGGCATTGCTGACCAGCTCCTGTAAAACGGGGGTGATATCGTCTACCGTGACACTTTTACCGTCACGCGGAACCGGGATGGCGGCTACCGCCTCGCTGACAGCTTCTTCAACTGCCTGTTTAAGCATGGCGGAATCAAAGTCTTTACCGTCCTTTGGTACAGGTATCTCTGCCACGGCATTGCTGACCAGCTCCTGTAAAACGGGGGTGATATCGTCTACCGTGACACTTTTACCGTCACGCGGAACCGGGATGGCGGCTACCGCCTCGCTGACCATAGTGGCAACATCTGGAAGCTCCGGCGCTGCCTGGGCTGGTAATTTAGCAATTTCCGCTTTCACCATGCTCTCGACGTCTGGAGCGGGCGCATTACTGATTTCTTCAACCTGCTTTGCGAGACTGGTTAGCCTCTCCTCATAGTCCTCTTTCAGCGCCTGAATACTTTTACTGAAGCTGTCACGCATTTCAGCGAGAACCTGACCAAATTCCTCGCCAAGCACCTTTATCAGGGATAGTTCGCGTTCATTCATTTTGTAAGAAATCCTCTGATCATGGCTTTGGCTGCCGACTGCTCAGCATCGGTTAAAGCCTTTCCTTCATTCGATGAGGCTGAAGGTTGGGACAAACTGCTTTTACCAAACGGATCATCCGAAGCATCACGGCGCGCCAGCGCCTCAAGGCTGAAATTCTGCTGTTGAAGGTAAAGAGAGTCCCCTCCAGCCAGGGGAGGCAGGTTCTCACTTTTCCTTGCTTCGTTTGGTGTGAGGATAGTATTTTTCACCCCTTCCCCCAGGGATTTGATACGGCGTTCACTGTCCATACGCAGCAGCGCATTAACATCAAACTCAGTCCCTGTATCACCCTCAAGTTCAAACGCTTCATCCAGCAGCAATTCGATGGACTCAATCAGGGACTGAAGACACTGTGAGTAATACTGCTGATCCTGCGCCTCGATGTTGTCATGCGTTGGCAGTTCACCAATGCCAACCTTATAAGCAGGCACGTGAAATACTGAACAGACAATCTGCGCGGTCATGCGAAGCTGTTCGACAGTTTGCGCATCAGCAGCTGAGACCGTCCGGGGAACATATTTCGCACCATTGCTCAGAATGGCGGTTTTACCCGCATTTTCCCCGGCATAACCAGTGTCCCAGTTTTCTTTGATCTTCCTGGCGTTCTCTTCCGTAATCGAGCCCGGAACCTCGATAACACCACTGGGTTTCCCGCCATTGCGGAAAAAGTACGCTGAGCTTTCCTGAATATGGTGACCCTGCATTGCAGCCAGACCAGCAGCATAAATCGGGGAAATACCAATAAGGGGATGGAACAGACAGTTGAACCGATCGTGAATAACCTCTCGTGCCGGTACTGTCACAGATAATTCAATACCGGCCATGTTATCCGGATTGATCTGGTAGAAGACAGAGCCATCATCAGCTACCAGCGGCGTAACCTTGTTCCAGTCCAGCAGCCTCAGCTCGGTTATCTCACCGCGATTGTTCCGGATCTTGAGCGCAACGGTATTACCTTCGCACAGCTTGGAATTAAGCCAATGCTCAAAGAACTGGATGCGGTTCTGAAAGGCATTTGGCCTGGAATACAGCGCGGCTATCTTTCCGGTTTTGATTTCCCTCCGAACGCCATTTGAATCCTGTTTCATCAGGCGCGGAGGCATTTTAGCGATATCACTTGCGATCAGAGATATGCAGGAAAACACAGCATAATAGGAGAGAACCGTTTTGGGCTTAATTTCCATATTCTGCTGCCAGGCCCCGGTGTAGGGTTCATGGACATAACTGAACATCGGCGTCCAGCCCCCGCGGTTGACAACAGGCTGCTGTAGATTTTTGACTTGCCCCTCTTTTCTTCGGAAAGGATTCCACATTAGCCGTTCTCCGCTTTACGCTTATTCTTCCTCACCCTGGTAGTTACCTCGGTGAAATATTCAGCCTTGCCAAGCATCACCAGCACCCTTGCGCACCGTTCGTCCACGGTCTTTACGTCTCCCGTAACAGAGTCATGTGTGCGTTGCAGATATCTGATTTTTGCCATGCAATATGGCGGGGTTTCCCCCGCCCTCCTTTCGCGTTAGCTTCCCTGGTTAGAGCCGTAGTTCACACCAGAAATAACCGCCACCGCTGCCGTGCGGCGACGCTTCCAGTTGATCCAGCGCTCGGCACGGATAGCCACGCTGTTCGTCTGGAACATGGAAACCAGCTCCGTTCCGGTTGGGCTGACGCTGTCGCCAGTAGGATCGCTTTCCATTTCCAGAGAGGCTTCACGTGACATATCCACTGCCACACCACCGTCGTCAGCCAGATAAATATCCGGCGCGTTCAGTAGGGTAAGATTGCTTCCGGCGAACTGCGAAACGATAGCCGGAAGCCCCTGGAATGTGCCGCCAAGCAGGGTCATTTCCGGATACATTTTCTGGCCCAGAGCATTTTTCTTCATGGACAGCGCCAACGCGTTGGTGCTGGACATGATCCACACGCCGCCAGTTGGCTGGAGGTTATTGGAGACAAACTGGGCGAATGCCGCTTCAGCATCTGCATCCGGATCGCCGGTTGATGGAACAGCCACAATACCGTTGGTAATTGAGGCCGGAGAGACGTTAGCAACTTCAGCTTTCGCCGGGTTAATGAAGTCCGTATCCAGGCGTGCAATGACCGCTTCTGCCAGCGCATTACGCACCAGTGCATCAGCTGCCGGATTGGAGAACCGGATCAGCTCATCGGTCAGCACCGCAATGGCTGCGACTTTGGCGAAGCTGAACGTGATGGACTCAAAGTCGAATTTGGTCAGCGGCTTGGCCTTACCCTGACCTACCCAGCTTGCAGATCCGCCGGAAGTTTGTGCCGGAATGCGAATGTTGAACGGGACCTGACGCAGGGCAGGAATACCTCCCTGACCGAAACGACCGATAATGGTCTGCGGGCGGAGGAATTCAACAAAATCATTTGCGTATTCCTGATACTCCACCAGCGCACCAGCCCACTGAGGATCGGTCGTTGTGCCAGCACCAACAGCGGCTTTCAGCACATGGTGAAGTTTCGCATCATCCGGGTACTGCTTACGTGCAATTTCCAGCGCTTCAGAACGGCTGCCGTTTGCCGCCGCCAGTGCCTTGGCAAAACGGGCAAAGGCGATACCTTTCTCCAGATTTTGCTCAACGCGAATGATCCCCGGCGCGTTTGTCTTCACGGTGGTGAATTCGCCACCAGCAGCTTTAGATACCGGTTTTGCAGTCGATGCCAGATTGCTTTCCATGTCGCGCAGTCGTTTGAGGTGCGCATCAACTGATTTAATTTCTGCGGATGTGTTGTCGTAGCTCTCTTCTTCTTCAGCGTCCAGGGTGCGTCCCTCTTCAGCCGCCTTTGACATCACTTCATCAAGTGATGCGGCCAGCGCTGCACGCTTCGCTTCAAAGCTCTTGATTTGTTCTGCGATATTCATCGAAATGTTTCCTTTTTTGGTTTTGGGTGCTGTAGCGCCAGCGGTTTTAGAGGTTTTCACTACCGGTTTCTCATTGCCTGACGCGGCGAGAAACTGGCGATCGAAAGATTTAACGGTCTGGATGGAGCATTCGGCATTGGCCGGAATGGTCACCGCCGAGACCTCAAGCAGGTCCCAGGACAAAAAGCGAATACCGCCTTCATCCAGGAAGGAATACTCAATTGGGCGGAACCCAATCGACAGGCCGCGTACCAGCCCCGCCTTAATCGAAGCCCACGCTTCATCAAGACGTGCGATTAACTGGGATGGCATGTCAGGGGTTGGTTTCACGAGCTTTGCTTTGATCTGCAACCCCTCTTTCACCATTTTTGGCGTGCAGGTGCCAATAGGCTGAGAGCGGTCGTGCTGCCAGAGGAACGGCGTATCGCTGCGGAATTTCGCCCCCTCCGGCTCCATAATGTCACCGTCACGATCGGGAGACGGTGTTGAGGCGATGCCGGTGATAATCCGCTCATCCTCATTTACCGACTTCACCGTCATGAGGGTGCAGGCGCGTTTAAGCGTCATTTGCTGGCCTCCAGAAATGAAAAAACCCGCATGCGCGGGCCATTAACTGACGTGTGTGTTAAACGAAAAATACCTGGTAGTCTTTTTTGACCAGTTCGGGGTTAAGAGCCATTAACGTAACAGCGTTGAATGTGGCCATAAGAGGGTCAATTTTCCCCTTCCCGCTGGCCTGTTTGGTGATGAGTATGGCGTTGCCTTTCGGCTCCACACGGGCGTTGCCTACGCACCATGCCATCAGAAGCTGACCACCATGAAGCAGAACACCTTCAGCCAGCTTTCGCTCGGTAGTCTTAATGGCGCCGCCGAGTTTCCAGCCCTGGCTGACCCCGGTTACAGCCTCATCAGGAATGCCGGCCTCACTGAGCGCATCGAGAATTTGCCCGACCTCAGAGGGGTCAATCCCGATTTTGTCGAGCAGTTCGGCTTCATAAATCCGGCTGACATACCCTGCAACCTGCTCAACATCCTCGCCTACCCGCTTAACGATCGTCAGTTCACCGGCCCTCTCAAAATCCTTTAATTTTGAAATTTCGCTCTTTCGCCTTTCCAGGGCGATGGAATGCGCCCATGCATGACACCAGCATAACCATTCGCGAGTCTGGCGATCGCGCCCGATAACGGCCAGGCCAAGAAGGTCATCGAGACCACCGCCATCTATACCAACTGTGACCACCTCAGAGCGGCGCAGAATATCTTCAAAAGTGACGCGCCTTGCCTGTTGCTCCCAGAAATCCGCCCCTGCCCATCGGTCAGCGCGCAGGGCGAGACCGATTTCAACGTTGGCGTGCTTGGACATAAAGCCACGGAAGTCTTCTTCCCCGGCCTCTTTCGCTTTGTTGTATTCGCGGTAAAGAAACTGCTCGTCAACGGAGTAACCCAGGTTGGGGTTAACCATCGCGAGGTTATCCAGAAGAAGATGCTCTCCGCTGGCAACCATTTCCGGTGGATGCTCAAAAATCACCGGAAGAAAATGCGGGTCGTGAATTTTTCCGTCGCGAACGTCACGGGCGTACTGTAACTTTTTCTTAAACACACCAGCAGGCGGTTCGTTGGACTGCGTGGTTGTGTACATCACAAAGCCTTCCGGTCGTGATGCCATGCCACCGACTGCCTCGCGCAGCATATCTTCGGAGTTATGTTGCTTGCCAAAAAGCCACAACTCGTCAATGAGCGTGCCGACAGATTTAATCCCCGATACGGTGTTGGGGTCGGCGGCCACCACTTTCAGCGTCGTGTCCGTTCCCCTGTGGGTGATGGTCCTGATGTGTGTCTGCACCTGACAGAGGTCATCCAGATCATCATCCCGCTTTACCATATCGCGCGCCGGGTTAAAGGCGTTTGTCGCCACCTCTACAGTCGGGGCGATGATGGTGTACCCGGCAGCCTGACGCCAGTTGAGCAGCAAGGCCGTCATCATTATCCCGGCGGCCAGCGTAGACTTGGAGTTTTTTTTGGGGATCAGTACAAACACTTCTGTAATGTGTCTGCGGCCGGTTTCGGCATCATAGGAGCCGAACAGCGCGGCAACGAGATCGAAAACCCACTGTGCGCAGGACTCACCGAAAGTTGGCGATCCTGGAGCATCAACGATTTTCAGTTGCCTGAAAACGTTCAGGGCTATTTCAGCCTGCTCCGGGTAAATCGGGGCAGGAATAATAGACTGGCCTTTCTTCAGGCGCTCCGCCCAGTCAGGGCAGGCAGTTGTCCACTCCGGCATCATGTATTCCCGCGATTGTTAACCACCAGTTTCGGCGGCTGCTGAATTGCGAACTTATTGGCCGCTTTTTTGGCAGCCTCAGCTTTTGCATCCTTCTTACCGCCCTCACCTTTCTTCTGATGCATATAAGGCAGCATGGCCTTTGCAGCATCTTTCCTGGTTTCGATTTCGTAACCAACGTTGTTCATAACCGATTTCAGGAAGTCGAGAGGGTCTTCGTACTCACCGGCGGACGATGCCGCAGGAGGTCGTTTTTCTTCAGGAGTGTTTACTGCTGGGGTATAAACATTCCTGCGATACGCAGGTTCGTCATCCACCTCAACTTTTTCTCGTTTTTTCCGCTCAATAAACGCGATGACCTCCGGGTCTTTAGCAAGCTGCGCCCCCTTGGAACGCGCGGATTTTTCAGAATATCCCGCCTTTATTGCCGCATCCTTCTGAGACATCCCGGACATCAGCGCGAGAGCATATTTCCGCTTCTGCGCTGTTAACATGTTTACACCCTCCAGAGGGGGATTTTTTCTGCGAATGAGAGGGGGCGAGGTGTCCAGGGTGATCGATGTTTACTCTGGATGATACCCCCCCCCCGGGGTTGGCTGGACTCAAAGCCCTACAAATCCTGATTCCTGATCGCCTTCAGGCACCTCATGCTTCAGGGCCTGCTCATCAGGCTGATCGGTGGCAACTTCACGTGCAGATTTACCTGCGTGACATTCAGTGCAGAGCGTCCACAGATTGCGCTCCGAGTTATCGCCTCCGAACTGAAGCGCGATACGGTGGTCGAGTTCACTGTCAGTCAAATCAACAACCCGATTACACATACAGCAGCGACCATTATCACGCGCATAGATACGGCGCTTCAAACTCACCCTTGCACTTCCACTTATGCGGCGCTGCTCACCGTAGATCGGCTTGATGCGTCGCGTATCAATGGCTTTCAGGCGTGGCTTTAACGTTGTTAGCTTAGACATGCAACCTCCACGCCCGACGGCGTTCTGTTCGTGGCGCTGAGTCAGGGTGACGTTCAACCGGTTCACCATCTGCATGGTCCACCAGCGAGTAACACGGATAAATTACAGAGCCGCCATAAGCATCACCCACTGCATAGTCGGCTGGCTTACTGCTATCCCACCGATACAGCACGCGGTTAATACTCTCAGGAGGTAAGCTGTAGCACACGCCATGTATCAGCCGCGGTAGCGTTATGTGCGAGGCGTGAATCTTGTCTGCTGCAACAAACCGTTCGGCGATCTGCATCTGGTACTGCGGAGGGCGTCCGGTACCCAGATAGAAGCTCACCAGTGAATCAGGAGATCGGTTAAGCCACTCAATCACCAGCTCGGTAAATCCCGCAACAGGCAGAGCGTCATCTTCCAGTACCACCACCCTACATGGTTGGCATGCAGCCCATTCCAGCGCGCGGCGATGATTCCAGTTCGCGCCGTGGTTACCGTCATCAATCAACAGATGAGCATCCAGCAGCGCAGCAAGACGTTGTGCATGTCCTGTGCGAGAGTGATGGCCGACCACCACAAACTTAATCTCTTCAGCCACCAGCGAATCTCCAATAAAAAAGCCGCACGATGGCGGCTACTGTTTGTATATCAGGATGTTGTTAAGCGTTAACACTGGTTAAAGTGTGTTCTCAGCCCATCAGTGGTGGGACACTGGTGCACTCGACGAGGAGGGATGGCTGATTACCTCTGGATAAGGAATGGATATGGAAGTAACAGAACAAAATTTTAACTTTACGTCTCAAACTACAAGCCCAGAATCCACAGCAGGAGAGCTTAATGATCTCAAAACTATAGTGCTGGCTATTGCTCTTAAGCTTGACCCTGCTTCTCGTAAGCAGTTGATAACTGAGCTATCTGATGTTGATAGCGAGCCAATGAAAGAATGGGTTGCTAACTTTAAACAGATTTGCCGCAATTAACACCTAAAAGAATTTGATAAGCGGTCTGTTTTTGGACCGCTTCTACAAGCTTCGAAACCACAGCCTCGGCATGATGTTTTGCGCGCTGTTTGTAACCTTCAAGGGTGAAGTCTGCCGAGATATCCTCATGGTAAGGTACGGTTAGTAACGTTTTCTTTTCGATCTGAACTTTGACGTCTCCGCCAATCGCCTCAACTGTTTTACAATCCAGCCCTTCTGCTGAAGAGTAACCATTAATTTTTAAGCTAAAAGATTTTTGAGTCGGAAACTCAACCTCATACGAAATCATAAGAACTCCTGTTATTTATGGCGCCACCAGGCGTTTTCTTTGCCGAAGCCATCAGTTTTAAAAACTGTATGGATGCGAGGACCGGTAACGATGCGATCTCCGAAAGACTTTGCAGCCATACCGAAAGCACCCATGTCCACCAGCGTTGCCGGTGCTGACTCCATCTTCCAGAAACGGTGGCTTTCAATAAGGTAATGCTGTCGGATGATCCGGTGAGCAAACTCCATTACGTCTTCACGGCTGCCACCAAGCAGCCCAGCATTCAGCAGTGGTTCATCACGATGCTGCTCGATGAAATCGCTATACACTTTGCCGTGGTGATTAGCCTTCATCCATTCGTCGGCATACGTCTTATGCTCTGAGCCAACGTAAATTTTACCCGGCTCCATTTCTGCCCAGGGCTCTCGCAACATTTCGACGTCAGTACCGTCCGTACACCAGACAAGGTGGTACTCAGGATGCGAACGTAGAAACTGATAGATGTGAAGCCAGCGAGCAAAGTAAGGGCTCATGTCCACCAGCGGGACTTCAACCAGACCAGCACCAGTTGGCGACTCTTTTAATTCGTCAGCCAGGACAATCGGCAACGCGCCGGATATTGAGTCCGCCCAAACCTGAAGAGCCCGCGGGTCGGGTTTCATTTTTCCACCGCGCTGTGGATCTGGCTGACTCGTAAGCAGCGTCGTAATCACCAGATTCGGATTGGTACTGTATGAAGCGAATCCGGTATAACCACTATCCCGCCGGCCGTTGAATATTCCGACGTTTCGTTTCACCAGTGCTTCACGGTCAGGCCGGGGAATAGAGCGCGTCCCCTCTTCATGCTCATCCATGGAGTGAATCAGCTTTTCAGAGCCGACCACATCAGCGAACGCCCAGGTCGATAATCCGGCGTTGTGAATGCGCAGCGCCAGATCGGGATGCTCGTACATGCCGCGACCGTATACCCGATCGAAACCGCCAACCTTCTCGATAGCGCTACGGTGGTAATACAGCATCACGCCGCGCTGCCCGGTGTAAGCGATGTGCTTATCATCACGGTACAGGACCGCCATATCCTTCAGCTTATTCGTCCCTGCCAGATCGAGAAACTGGTAAGCCAGATGCGGTTCGGGTGATTCGATGTATGGAAGGTGCCAGTTATCAGCGATGGGCCAGGCGTCATCGTCCCAAAGGAAAAGATGCTCACACCCGGAGTCCATCAGCGCGGTTAAACTGGCGTTCTTCGAAGCAACAATGCCGAGTGATGTTTCATGGCGAAGCAGCTGCACGCAGTCAGGTACTACTGCGACAGGTTTAGAGCCGTCGTCGATAACCACCACCAGCGCACCGATGGGACGATGTTTGGTGTGCTGCTCAATGGCGCGCTTTAAAACGTCTGACCGGTTATAGGTAGTTATGGCAATGCCAATCCGTGACGCTGAAGCGCAGGCAGGCACAAACGGGACACCATCAATAGTGACCTGCATTAGATTTTCCTTTTAGACGTGAGCCTGTCGCACGGCAAAGCCGCCGAAAGTTATCGGTTTGCCCAGGCTCACAGCTGAAAGACTTTCTTTGATGTGCGCGTGCGATGCGCAATAAAAAAAGCCATAACAATTCAATTATGGCTTTTTACTAATAAGCAAGGCTAATCCTAAATGTTAATTTTCACCTACCTTTTTACTTCTCAAGTATGCCTTCTCTAGTAGCGTTAGTGAGATATGCCAATTTAGGATCGCCATTTTTGAGAACATTTTGAAGTTGAGGCTTAACTTTGATAAAACCGCCTAGTAATGTAACAACCGCGCCGACACCTAACACTTCAAATGGTCGTGATGAGTTTAAGGCTGCATAAGCGGTTACACCTCCACTCATTATCTGGTTCAAATCAAATTCAAAAGCTGTAGAAAGATTGAATCTTAATGGGCTTCTCCAACCTTGGCTATTTAGCTTATTTAGATCATCTAATGATGCTCTCAAACCGGAAAGCGCTTTTGCTCTTTGCAAATTGAAATCACCCGAATTTAATACTTCTGAATAAAGCTCATCAAGATATCCATGTAAAGCTTGAAGTTCATCACTACGCCTTTCCTTGAATTCCAAAATTTCTTGCAGAGGAGTATCTTTGGGCGGAACTGGTAATAGTTCAGCCAACTCAAACCTTATAACTTCTTTTTGTTGTGCGGCTTCTTGATGAATTGAAACTTCGTTATTAAAAAAATGCATACGCCAATCAACTTCGCGCTCATTTTTTCTCATCATGTTTAAAGCTTCTACATGGGTAAAGGCATGAAATTCGGTCATCCTCCCACCATCCATAAACCCATGCTGGGTAAACTTCGGTCGGTGAAGAACTCCACAATTTTCCAGTTCCTCTTCATTTGCTAAACTAATGTGGATAAAATTATTAGTTGGAGAAACAAGTTTATCCCAGTACAACATCAGATAATTGAGTTCTTCCGTAGAAATACCTCTACCCGTAGTGAATCCTTTTCCACCATTAACTTTCAGAAGCTCGCGTACCGTGAAAACAACACCTCTTTTCATAGCCATTCCCCAGCGACATTTCGTGGGGTCAATTTAGCATTTTTACGCAGATACAGCTAATGATGACCACACTATCGCAGTGGGCTTGCTCATGCCATTGAGTTGCTGTCGCTTCATCGCCGCTTATAACCGGTGCGCATCTGGCGTTCGCGCTGCTTTACCGGAGCATGTCCCCTTATTTACCCTCACAACGGTCTGCTATACCTGCTCGCCATAACGCAACTTAGAGCAGCATCATGGTTGCCGCATCGCCTTACGGCTGCGGTCATCCCGTCTTACTACTTAATGATCTCTCGTCACCCACTCTTTGTATCTATCTAAGGAAATTCTCAATTCCCCACGCTTACGCTTGTTGTTATCTGCGTGGCTGCCAGGCTATACATGACTCTGATGCGGAGATTGCCAACTCCGGGGAACATCAATAAAAAGAGCAACGAAACTGAGACTCCTATAGCCCTCTCTGAGAGGGCTTTTTTTTGCAAAAAAAAGCCAGCTCGGACAGAACTGGCTGGGTCTAGCAGTAAGTAGGTATTACTTCGCACTCATTTCGACATGTACCCTATTCCTTTAGTCAAGCATTCAGATGCCGGGTGCCTCCCGGTGGACTTGCATCACTCCACAAACCCGCAACACTACGTCCAGCAGTGACTGGTTGCCCCTCCGCTCAGGGGGATTCATCTGTATGGCAGAGATATCGAATCACTCGTGCCATTAAAATGTAGCTTACAGACAAAATAAAGTTGTGAGCATTATTAAAATTCTTCGCTAATCATTCATTCCGTGCACCCATCAGGCATTAGAAAAAAGTAGGTTTTCGCTCCTTTGAGTTATTTATTTAATACACCTTTTTACTTTTGAGAAATGGATTACATTTACATTCTCTTGTAATGATGACCACTTTGGTCTCCCTTCCGAATTGCAGGATTTCATTTCGGAAGGGACTTTTTTCCTTTCCCGCCTTGATAAATACTCATTGTTTTCTAGACTCTTACGTAGACTTTGCTATGTCAGGTGAAGTCGTCGTTCAGGACTACCCGTGTGCTCAAGGATGAGCCACCCTGATTTATTCAAGCTTTTCCCTGCCAACTAATCATATGCGCTCCAAGAATTGTCCATTCGTATAACGGAATCCTCAATACTTGCTATGGTTAAAGTCCAGAGGAGAGACTGTGTCCGAACCTCAGGTATGAGGCTCAATTTTTCCCGCAATTTGCTTTCCATGCTTTGTTATGCGCCAGGATGTCTTTCTTGGTCTGCCGGTCCAGCACATCCCAGTCGTGATCCGTACCGTAGATGGGTTTAACCCAGTCGCAAGCAGTGTCCACTACCTCAACTTTTACGGGTCCAGTTGTCCCGCAGCTCGCGATCAACATCGTCGCCAAGCATATGGTTAACAGTCTGCTGTACATTGCTGGCCTCTTTCGTTGCTTCTACCCGGCGTTCGGCTGCTGCGACCGTTGCCGCTGCATTATCTTTGGTGCGCTGCTTGTCGGCTTTAGCCTCTGCTTTACTGCTGCCGCGGATATGGCCCAGACCAAAGCCTCCTGCTGCGGCAACACATATAGCGCCTATAACGCCAATGATTATTTCCAGAATGCTCATGCTGCTACCTTTGGCTCAAACGAGCGAACGTTGATAGGTTCCCCAAACGGAAATGACCAGTTCAGCCAAGTGAAGGTCTTAAGCTCGCACATGCCGTCAAACATTTCGCCGGGATCTATATCCTCGTAGCTACAGAGAATGTGAAGCTCATCCCCCCCTGACCTGTAAAACTACAGTGTCAGTTTTCCAACGAGGAATCAGGAGACTTAACCACTTCTTCATACGAGTACCGATTTCGCCAGGTTAAACAGCGCACGGCGTTTATCCAGCCCGTTGCGGCCGCCATTGATTAGTAGCGTAACGCGCTCAACATCGTCGGAATGAAGCAGGCAACCGCGGGAGGCATAGAACCATGCGGCTGAGCGCGCGGCGTATTCATCCTGTTCAAGCAGCTCCGGGTGGGCAACAAGGTCCAGTTTCAACGCGTGGCCACAACTGCGATAGTTACTCAGGCCGGTAACCTGTTTCAGCCCTCGACCGCGATATTTCCATCCATCACCAGCAACCTGATTGCCCAGGTGTTCTTTTCCCCACTCTCCACCATATACCAGATTGGCGATCGCTTTCTGGTTTGCCGGTTGCGTTGCTGTTCTGCCAAGTGCGGCAGCCTGCTGTTGCGTGATTCGGTGGCTGCCGAACGTCGGCACCAGGTTTTCAGCCGCGTAATTCAGGTTTTCCACCAGCCGGGTAAATCTGGTGCTTTCATGCCCCATCTGGGCAATAAACATCGCCTGATCAAGCGGTGCGGTGATGCCGTATTCCTTCATGGCGGCGTCGATATGTGGGTACCAGCGCGCAGCTAACCCGGCGCTTATACCAGCCGCCTTCTGAAATTGTGCTTTGTCCATTAGTGCCTCAGATGATCAACCAGACGTGCAACGTTGCCTTTGACGGCCACCAGCACTGAAAGGAATATGATATTGGCCGCAATGGTGGCCCATGATGAATGCGGGTAAATCCCACACAGGTACGCCAGCGGTACAGCGCTGTAAGTGACGGTAATCAGCCAGGCTAAACGCGAAATCCATGGCCGATGCCGCGAATCACCACGGCGGTAAAACATCAGAGTAATTACAACTCCGGCGCAGAGCAGCGCGTTGATAGTTGCTGTTGGGTCATTTAGTACCACCTGAACCTCCCCGGCGCGTTATCAGCGCCACCAGCGAGCTGATGTCCTGCTTGTTCAGGAACGTAAGGATTTGAACGGCTAACGCAGAAGCTATTACGGCACCGATAGCATCCAGAGGCTTCTCGGTGTAGCCCGTCCAGGATGTGAGTTTTGAACCCAACAGCCCCGAACAAAGTATGCCGACGATATACGACACGAAGAAGTAGGCCAGGCGACGTAACACACTCAGGTCAGCCGCTGTCGCTATGTAGAATACGGCGCCAGCAAATGCACCAAAAACGACACCGTAATCAGTTCCGGTCAATAGACCGTAGACACTGGCTCCAGTCAAAGCTAAACCGGCTAGCCCCGTCCCGGAAAATGGATCGGACATCTGTCCCCCCTCATATTGCTTTGAATCCTCTCAGTAAATTTGAGGGGAAATAAAAAAAGGCCACCCAATGGCAGCCTTATTAGATAAGCGTTTATTAATATCGCTTCGCAGCGCTTACTGGTGTTCTTTCTGACCAATCAGGCCTCTCTCCAGCCATGATCGCACGCTGTTGCGTCGGCGTCACAGACTGGGTGATGTCAGGCATTGGTTTGTAATCAGGTTGTTTAGGTGGGCTTAAAACCAGATCAGAACTACAACCTGACAGCAGAAAAATCGCAAGTAAGGATGAATTAAACTTGAACACTCTATACCCTTCCAATGGGACGAAAGTTTGAAAATTTGTGGCGCCGGGTGCCTCCCGGTGACTTATCTCTGGTTATCAAAGTCGCGCGCATACCTGCAAATAGCAGTTAACCAGACGCCCCACCGCTTAGATGGGATTCGCCACATGCATAACTTACTCAGGATATATTCACGCGGTCAATAGTTTATCTGTATCGACAAAAAAAGCCTGCTCGGACAGCAGGCATAGTTGCTAATTTGGCAATAGCTGAGAGAGTGGTGCCGGGTGCCTCCCGGTAAGAATTACTCCAGCAAACATTCCCGCGTCTGAGAGGTTTCCTTTTCAGGTAACTGCTGGAACGCCCCTCCGCATAGGGGGATTCACCACCAAAATGCTTTCAGAACACACCCATTCCGCAGGATGCTTAAATAGCATATGTGCAGTACAAAGAATCTGCCAAGTAATCAGATGAATATATTCATTTCAATGGCACAGACGGTGGGCCTTCAATCACTTCAGCCTTACCGTTGTGGCAAATATCATCACCTCGTGTCAGATGCCAGACACCAGTTATTGTCTGACCCGTTTCAAGATCCTCAGTGACACCATCGGTGTAGTAAGCTACCTGGACTGTGCCGTTGTGCTGTATCCAGTAGAAACCTTCTTTCATTGCCGTCTCCTCCTTGCGAGGATTTGATTATTTGGCAGCGGTGAGAGTGTTGGCGTTAAAAATACTAAATCGTTAATGAAGTAAATCTCTGGTCCGCCACCGGAGCCTCGAACCCCGTACTACAACACCAAGGTTGTCGCTCTTCCCGATGAGCTAGTGGCGGTTTGGTGGCCCTTGCTGGACTTGAACCAGTGACCGGGCGATTATGAGTCGCACGCTCTAACCAACTGAGCTAAAGGGCCGGGAGCGAGATGATACACAGGCCAAATTAGCCACGCAAACTCAATGGTAAAAATCAGACCTTTCTCCAAATATATACTCATTGAAAATGATGCGGATCACATAATGCATACGCAATATAAGTCATATTAAACAATGAATTAGAAATGGGGAGCAATTATGCAACTTTCAGGATTGAAAGAACTACACAAGGATATGAGACGAAATGGTGTTACTCGGACTCAGTTTCAGTACCGATATAATCAGGTAGCCTTCGATGTGCTGTTTTTCACAGATGGCTCTCCATACAAACTACTTTTCGGCGCTATAGGAGAAAAATGTTGTTTCGTGGTAAACGTCAAACCGGGCTATTCAATAGACCCCTTCTTACAGCCTAAATCGGCATATAACGACTTATGTCGTGTTTTAGGTATCGAGTACGACCCTAAAAATCCTTTCAGTACTGCAAAATTCTTTCGACACTTTGCAGAAGCAGTTCCACATACAATAACAACGACCAAAGAACCGAAGACGCCACTAAACACTCAAGCAAATCTTAACGATGACGGAGATAAAATCTTCTTCAGCCATTGGCGAAACAACGGTGACAGCAGTCATGTTACTGGGGCTAACCTTGAAAAAACGCAAAAAGCATTTGGAATCGAGATCGCAAATTTCTGCCTAGAGCGGAATATCAGCAGCTGCTGGACTGTTACCGAGAAGAAAAAATGAGACTGACACTGGATGGTTAAGCTATGTGTCGAAGTGATCACTCTTATCAGGTTATGATAGTTTTTGCGTACGCGTTAGCGTTTTCGTAAACTACATTGAATTATTTTTTGAGGGTTAATAACGTGACTGACATCACTTTAAATAATGTTATTGTTCATGAGCTCCTTAAAGAGGCTAAGAAGCCTATGATTCCAGGGAAAAGGATGAAGTTTCGAGATACTACGCTTGACTCATCTAACGAAATAGTCCTCAAACTCATCAATGAAATCAATGAACTCTATGGAAAAAAAGGAAATTCTGCATACTATGGGGTTTTCAAAGAAGAGCTAACAGAACGCGGGCCTGTACCTGATGCTATTGAAAGCTATACTTGCCTAGCCAAACCCTCCTCCCAAGATTTTATCGACCTTAGTGTAGGCATAATGAATAAACTGGCTGATGAGGCCGAAAAGCAGTTATGGTCATCTGGAGGGGTGATTGTTTTCGCAGATTATGTGCGAGATGATATTAATTTCTTTTTGGTTACAATGATCAAACAAAAAGAAGGAATACGATTAAGTTCAAAACTTGAACCAGAACTGCTTGAGCAACTCGACTTAACAAAAATTAATCAGGCAGCACGTATTAACTTTGATAAATTCCTTAAATATCAAAACTCGTCAGTGATTGATAAACAAGATTTAAGTTATTTAAGCTTCATAAGTACAACTACGCAGCAAACGGCTTCTGGATATTTTATCCTCGCACTAGGATGCGACAAAGGCATTACATCTAACAATGCGACAAAAAGCCTCCCAACTGAGGTTATGAGATTTTTCGGAAAGCATACTGAAATTAAAAGCCATGCCCGAGACTTCAAAAATGAAGTCATTAATTACATTAATAACCAGTACGAATCTAAAAAGCCAGCTAAGCTATCAGACATTTCTGCAATGGCTTACAAACACATGACCTACCTTGACGAGCAAACACGCGAAAAACTATCCAATGATCTGGTTACCTATTTGAATAGTGAAGAAATTCGTATTCCTGTTGAGTTTAATGTGAGCCGCTCTGGTCTTAACCAACTTTTAAATGTTAAATACAAGGGAGATGGTTATAGTTTTAATTTTGAGAAAGCACTTCTGGGTACGACAGGGGATGCTGATATCTGTTATAATTCGGAGAATCAGAGCTTAACATTCACTAAGCTTCCGAAAGACGCAGTTCAGAGTATTGAGCGTGCATTAAAGGAAAAATCACAAACAGGTGACGGAGATGACAAATAACACACCATTAAAAGCTCTTGTAGAGTTATATAGAATAGCTGGGAAACCAGCTATTTCTGGTGTTTATTTGTCTTTACAACTAGATTACTCCCCCAGAGCAGAAACAATACTTAGAGAGCTAACTTATTCACCTCGGGCATCTCAATACATTGTAGAAGATGAATTCAGTGCTGATGGTGTTTTTTTACAAAATAATGTTCTTCCAATTAGCTGGCAGAGCATATCTATAACATTGAAATTACCCAGAGACAGTGTTCAGCGCTTCCATAATTCCATAACTGATTTAATAACATTCTCGTCAGTTAGAAATGGTGAATTCCCTACCGACTTCTATATTATAGATTTAGATTATCATTCAGAGGATTCCGTCACACCACCTGAAGTCCATAAGGTTAAAAATGTTTGCAGGTTGATTAAAGCATTATCTAAACTCGCACATTACCACGATAGAAAAGCTACAGATGGTGAACCTCGCTTAGTATTTATCCAAGGTTCTGATGGACGGTCCAAATCTGCAATAATTCAACCGACAATAACAAAGGAAATGTTGGACTATAGCGATATCGATTGCAATATAGTTGAGCAATTACAGGATGATTACTCTATCAATGACGTGAACCACCACATCGAAAAAAGAGGTATATTTCGCAACACTTTGGTTGAATACATCAATGATAATAATTATAACTTTCAGCAACTAATGGAACATTGGACAGATTTCCGTTTAGCTTATGACAATAATCTTTCTGTATATCTTAGCGGTTTTAATTTCCACAAGGCAAGAAAAGATGTCGCTGCTGCTGAGTTGGATTTTTCAGAGAAAACCTCTAAAACCATTAGCGATTTAACGGCCAAGATTTTAGCAATTCCATTATCCTTATTAGCTGCTATCGGCATATGGAAATTGAACGTCCTAACAGAGCAACTGGTCGTAGTCTCCGGGGTTATTTTCACCTCATTAATAATTAATTTAATCATCTCCAGCCAATGGAAACAATTAAATAGAATTATCCACTCAAAAGAGATGGTCTTCAATCCGTTTACTCTAAAACTCAAAAGCTACCCGCAAGAACTGCAGGGGGATATTAACAAAGCGATAGATGAACTCAAAAAAAACGAAACATTCTCATTCAGAGTATTGATATTTTTTTACATCTTATCTTGGATACCGACCGTAGTCGGCATCGCTATTATAATTTATAAATATTTCTTCATGAAATAATTGACAATACTCCCTCAATAAATCCTATCGCAGTCTGCAACTCCTTTCTTGTGGTCCCATCAGAACACTTCCGCTTTTTGGCTATCGTTCTCAGTGAAATTCCAATCACGAAATGGGCGATAACAAGTTCATACTCTTCTGGCTTATACTTCCGCAAACGCGCAACACAGCCGTCAATCATGATTCCTTCATCATCATCACATTGCAGGCGTGATTTCTTACCGTGTGGCAGCAACCCCTTAAAACCAGCTGCAATAGGTTGCCAGTCAACTCCACTGCTATCAGCAGCCGCCCAAGCTCCCCAGCGGTCCATTACTTCATACATATCACGCATGTTATCTCCACTTTTCATGCTAATACGCCGATTGCCAGCGCACGATCTAAAAACCGAAACAACAGCGTCAACTGGTCGCCGTGCTTCGCTTCAAATGCCACAGGATCAGCGTGCAACTCATCGTGATGCGCTCTGCACAGCGGTATCACAAACAGGTCATGCGCCTTAGTACCCATTCCACCCTGCCCGTGGCCTATCAGGTGGTGGGGGTCGTCTGCCGGGTTATTGCAACAACTGCACTGCTGCAACTTCACCCAGCGGGTGTACTTCTCATTTTCCCAGCGTCGGCGCTTTGGCCTCAGCATGAAAGATTCCGGCGTTTCAGGATCGACCTTCACCGCAACTATCTTTTTTGCCTTCTCCTGAAAGATTTGCGTAGCCGGTAATGACGGGACAATGTCGCTTTCCCTCATCACTGAACTGTGCGGTTCTGGCTTGATTCTGAGTGCTTTACTCGCCACTGATTCAGGAACAAGGTCAGCGAGATCATTACGTACCATCCACCAGCAGAACTCAGGAAGCGAAAGAGTGTGGTCAGCGCTGAAACCTAAATCAATATTCAGCCTTTCCAGAAGCCATTTTACCAGGTTCTGCATGGCAATTCCTGCCAGTCTTTCAGTGGTTTGCTCACGTAAATGGTTATCACACGACCAGCAAACACGAATGCTCCCCGGAGCGTGGCGCATAACCGTAAAGTCATTGGCATGCCAGTCAGTGTGAGGCCACTGACATTCAAATTTTCTCTCCAGCCAGGCATCAAGGCTACTCAATCCACCAGCTCGCTGAATGACCCTCTCGTTAACGAAAATAGCCTGCATGTTGGCATCGTCAGTCAGGGGCTGGTGGGCTTCAGGGATTAATCCAGATGGCAGATGCTGTATGGCTTCGGATGGTGGCTCAATAACTACCCTTCCCTGACGGAATAGCCAGAGCAGTTCGGTACCAGGGTGGAACAGAACCACCCCGGACATCGGCGCAATTTCAGGCGTCAGTATGGCTCTCACGCAATTTGCCCCTTAGCGACATGCTCTGCCCAAAGTCCACCTATCCAGCGCACCCCTTTCGCCGTGAAACGAGACTGATTGAATGCGTAGTTGGTCTGGTTGGTGGTCCCGGTCTTAACTTCAAATCGGCCTGCTTCGATGTGTTTACTCTTCGGAGTAAGCGCGCGGTTCAGGCGGTACATGATGCCATTCTCAATGAGGAACATCGCGAACTCGGGTTCTTTGGCGTTAAGGAGCTTGGCAACCTGCCGGAATGTCATTGACCCGGTGGCTTTGACGTAGCGATCAACAAATTCAGCCTTTAGTGCGGCAATTGCCAGTTCTTCGCTCAGACGTTGCTTCTGTTCAGCAAGGTCGGCAGCGAGGCGTAGTGCTTCAGGGAGTGTTTGGGGAACAACCATCTCGGCCCCGCTCTCCAGTTCCTGCCAGCGATCAACCAGACGGGCGGTAAACTCCGGGCACAGCTGCGCGACGATCACATAGCTATCTCTCTTGTTAACTTCGTAGTAGTGGTAAACCTGCTGGTTCTGAGGATGGGTGTACTGCATTGCAGCATACCCCCCAATCACGCCGGATTTCATCAGTCGCTCGATGGTTACGCAGACATTGCTGTGACGGGAATCGACCAGCTTCGCAATTTCACGACTGGACATCGTTATCTGCTGACCTATCGCGGCGGCATGGTGCGTAGGACACGTTACGGTGATGTTCATCTGATTCATGCTCTTCTCCACTTATCAGGCGGCTGCACCCGCCAGAGGTTCATGTTTCTTGATGGATATTTCTACACGTCCACCCGGTACCTTCGGTCCCCACTCCACCAGCATTCTCTGCACCTGGCTGTCATCCTCCCAAATGCCTGCGTGCGTGAGCGCGTCAAACAACGCCTTGTTGTAGTTATCGATGTCGCGGCGGCGTTCGTCTGGTGGGTACAATATAATTTCGACGGCAGCAGGTGCTGTTGATGGCTTTGGAAGGAAGCGAAGCTGCTCGACAATGGCGACACAGGCCGCGCTTTGATATGCCCTACCTTTGGCGCTGATCAAATGGCGGCCCTTTAACGGCCCCTTATTCGGGGCTCGCCAGTATGTGTTTACGCTCGGTGGGAACGGGAGCACCAGTTTCATAAACTCACTCCCTGTTTTTTCAGCCATTCAACAGCGTTATCTCTGGCATTGTCTCCGCCGGATAGCAGGTCTTTGATGATCGTTACTGGATCTGCATCCCATTCCGTTTTGATGACGGTTATGCCCCTGGCAGCGCTAGGAGCAACAGTGATGTAACCTTTTTTCTTAAGTGACTTCACGTGCGCTACAGCAGCGTTCGGTGATGCGCAGCCAATTAATCCGGCAAGCTCCAGCATCGTAGGTGGGAAGCCTGCCTTTTCGATATGAACCTTGATAGCTTCAAACACTTCATTCTGACGCGGCGTTAATTCAGGTTTCATGCGGCGCGCTCCTGTTGTTTTTTCATGGGAACGGCAACTGCCGGTATAAGCTCAACAGCTGGTGATTCAGATTGATTTCCCCAGTGGTCCCAGCCAGGCGCACCGCAACGGCTGAATAGTTCGATGCGTGGAACATCACCGTAAAGCTTCTCCAGACGGAAACGCGCCTCTGCCGGCTTCCGGCTGTGCTCACCGAGTGGGCTGTAGATAACCTGCTTGATGCTGGCACACTTGCGTTCAAGTCCATTTCCCCTGGTGGCGATCAACAGGTCTTCGGTATTGGCTCGGGTGTAATTCCCGCCGTTCATGCGTGTCTGTGCGTTCAGCAGGTCAAGGAAGTCGTAAAAATCCTCCACACGGCCTGCCTGAAGTGCTTTGTTTATGTGCTGCTCTGCCAGTGGATTGAACTTAACCCAGGTAAAACCCTTCATCGTGCGTACTTTAAAGCCCCATGCTTCAGCCAGCTCGATAGCCTCTCGGGTATGCGTACCGGTGAACCACATAGCCAGAACAGCATCCTCGGCAGCCAGGTCCCAAACCGCGAGGCGCTTCATGTCGATAAGCTTCATCGTGCCGTAATGGTTATTTGCAGCGCCATTGCTGATGGTGTTCCCGTATTCCCACGCAGGGTCGGCATAAATCAGTGAATATTTCATCAGACATTCCTCGCTCGGCCAGCCAGACACCATGCATCAGAGGGTGCTTTCACTTTCGGCGCCATGCTCAGGCAACGCTGACGCTCAATCAGTATCTTCATCCGCTGCTCTTCGTTCTTAGAGCGATTGAAGGCATCCATCAGAACCGTGGCTGCACGCTGGTAGAGCCCCTTTTCAAACAGGCCTTGAGCCTTATTCATCATCGTGGTTACAGCTGGATTCGGAGCTTCTTCCTGTTCTGATACAGCTGGTTTATCAGCCCGGTTAATTTTCAGTGCAGAACGCCCCTCGCTAACGTCACCACCCGGCGCTTCGGAAAAATACTGGTAGCACTTGCCGTTATGCTGGCGGGTTGCGCGATTCAGTTTGACCAGATGACATACACCGCGCTGAACAGCGTGAACGTTGTATTGAGGCATTGAAGCTGCGATCTGTTTGTTAGTTAACCCAGGGTTTTCAGCGATGAAAATTTGAATATCTTTCAGAAGACTCATGAGTTCGCTCCTCTGAAGCCCGCCGGGACTTTGCTGTAGTCGGTGTTCTTGAAGCTGGATTTGAAGATTCCATCCTCACGCTCCCACTTGCCGTTAACTCGCGCTGGCCTTCCGGCATTCGCCCAGTTGGTAGCGGACTTCAGGTACGCTGGAAACTTTGTTGGCTGGAAAAGCGTTTGTGGGCGCAGGTAGGCCGCCATTGTTAAATCGTCGCTCCACTTGGCGTTGCAGTAGTCCACCACCAGCGACAGTTCTTCAACGGTGAAGCCCTCCCCGATTCGGGCGCGAATGTTTTGCAGCGAGGTTGTTGAAACCTGATAACGCGAACTGGTCACCTGGTTCAAATGGTTTAAAACCTGTTTAGCCTGATCGGTGATCAACACATCACCGTCTGGTTGCGGCGCAACCGGACAAATAGGGTTTTTAATATCTGTAGTATTCTCTGTTGTATTCTCTGTAAGAACATCAGTGCAATTTGACCTGATGAGAGCGGTTCGTTTTGACCTGATGGAGCGTTCCACATTGACCTCTTCCATCGGTTCATTTTGACCTGATGGAAGAGTGCATTTTGAACTCTTCGATTTGGTCACTTTGACCTCATCTAAAAGCTCACTTTCGTAGTTGATCGTGTAATAATTCGTCATGTCGCGCTGAGACTTGTTCAACTGCTCAACTTTGAGTACGCCAAGGTTTTTCAGGCGTGTGAATGTGCGCTTCAGGGTGGATTCAGACCAGAACGGGAACTGCTCCAGCCACTGCTCATTGGTGTTGTAAATCCAGCGCACGCCGTCACGCTCCAGTCCGGAGGTAGTTTCTTTCAGCCAATAATTAACCTGCTGCAACGCAATGGCCTCGTTCAGCCCAATGCTGTACGCAAGGTCAGGGTTAATCACTATCGGGCGGGATGGCATTAACAGGCTCATGGTCGTCCTTTAACTCTGAAAATTTACGCTGGAATTGCTCAAGAGGGCTGAAGCACTCATGATCGTACCCTTCGCGAAGGTATATAACGCGTCGAGTCTCGGGCTCCCACCTGATGACGTGGACGGTGATTCCTCTGTGGTCTCTGAATCGCCGGTCAACTTCAGCCATTCCTCACGCCCCTTCTCGTTCATCAGTGCAAATGCCTCTACCATCGCGTTCACAGGCTGGTAGTTGTTCTGATCCGCCTGGTTGTTTAATCTCTCCACATAGCCGAACGGGGAATCTTTTCCCACCAGTGGAAGGCATCTGAATTGCTTCGCTGGTCTCAATCGGTTTAAACTGTTCATGCGTTAGTTTCTCCACTGAATACGACACGCCACGACGCCCGGAGCTGCACACTCGCGGGCGTCACTTCTTTTGGCTTTTCTTACGGCTAAACAGCGCGACAATCGCGCGGATCTCTTCTTCACGCGCTGCCAGATGACGGCGGTGATATTCGTTGATTTCTTCAGCTTCATGACGTTCGATTACTCCATCTTCGAGAGCTCTCTGGATCACGGTATCAACACGTCCACGCGCTGCTGACGTTCTCATGGCACGATCAAACAGGTCGACACGATCAAGGTCTTCAAGTTGAGGAACGTCCACCAGCAGCGC